AGGTTCAAAAACGAATAAAAAAGTTTACACGCGGATACCACGACGAGCGTCGTGCTAAAGAAGAAGCATTCCGTGAGCGTGAGGCGGCTGAAACCTTTGCACGTCAAGTGTTTGAGGAAAATAAACGCCTTCAACAGCAACTTTCCACAGGAAGTCAAGCCTATATTGAGACATCTAAGGGTGCCGCTGAAGCTGAACTAGTAGCAGCTAAACAGCGTTATAGGAAGGCTTACGAAGAAGCAAACGTAGATGAACTAACTGAAGCCCAAGCAGAAATTGCTAAAGCTACATTGAAGTTAGATAAGGCTCAAGGTCTAAGACCTATTGAAGTCCAAGAACGTGAAATGCCCGCTCCCCAACGTGCAGAGCCTGAGAAAAAGCAGACTCCACGTACCCAAAAGTGGTTGGATAACAACAATGATTGGTTCGGAGTGGACGATGAGATGACTATGACTGCGGTGGGGCTTGACAGAAAGCTACAACGCGAGTATGGTGCGGACTATATAGGTACTGAAGAGTACTTTAAAACCATCGATAAAACGATGCGCAAAAGATTTCCTGAACATTTCGATGATCAGAGCCAAGAGGATGACGAGCCGCCTCCAAGAAAAAGAGCTGAACCGGTTTACGAGGAAGAAGAACCTCCACGCCGTGCCCAAAGAATTACTAATGTTGTAGCTCCGGCTTCACGTAGTACTCCACCCAATCGTATTCGGTTAAAAGCATCCGAAGCCGCCATTGCGCGTCGTCTTGGGGTGCCGATTGAAGAATACGCTAAACAGGTTGCTCAACTTAAAAGAGGTTAAATATGGATCAGGTTAAAACTGCTGATAAGGCACAAAATCGTTTGTCTCGTGAACTTGAAACGCGTGCAGCAATGCAACGCCCCACTTCGTGGCAAGCTCCCGAAACTCTACCGTCGCCTAATCCGCGTCCGGGAATTTCCCACCGCTGGGTAAGAACTAGCATGTTGGGTGTCGCAGACGTACAAAACATCTCTGGCAAGTTACGTGAAGGATACGAACCCGTGAAAGCGGAGGACTACCCTGAACTTAGTATGAATGCTTCTACTGAAGGCCGCTTCAAAGGAGGCATTGAGGCCCCCGGTTTGGTTCTCTGTAGTATTCCAACGGAGTTTTTGAAACAACGAGAGGCTCACTTCTCGAAGATCAACAAAGACACGATGGAGTCTGTAGATAACAATTTCATGAAAGACAGTCACCCAACCATGTCGAAGTTTTCCGAAAAGTCGACAAAGGTGACATTTGGTTCTGGCACTTAAATTTTTAAAGGAGTCTTAAATGGCTTATCCCGTTGTTAACGCCCCATATGGGCTAAAGCCGATCAATTTGATCGGTGGTCAGGTGTTTGCTGGTTCTACCCGCGAATATCCGATCCCATACGGATACGCGACTAGCATTTTCTACGGTGACCTCGTTGGTCTAAGCCGTGGTAATGTACAGCGCTTGTCTGTTTCCACTGGTACTCTTGGTACTGTTACAGGTGTCTTCTTGGGTTGTTCTTACACAAACCCAACCACCAAACAAAAGCAATTCGCTCAATACTGGCCCGCTTCAACAACGGCTGGCGATGCAGTTGCTATTGTCTGTGATGACCCTGACACAGTGTTCAAGGCTGTCGTTTGTAATACCGGTACTACTGTTGCTTCTGGCGCTCGCGCCATGATCGGTCAAAACTTGGCTATGATCAACAACACAGGTAACGTAAACACTGGCGACTCTGCTAATGCTTTGTTGGCTCCTAGCGATACACCAGCTACTACCGATGCGTTGCCAATACGTGTTTTGGGCTTAGTGCCTGACACCGTTGTAACCTTGGGTTCTGCTACCTACACTAGCATCTCTACCGCTACTGTTACTTGTTCTGCATTGCCTTTCGCATTGCCTGTTGGTACAGACGTTGGTTCACTTGCTACTAATGGTCAGTACATCCCTTCGGGTTCTTTTGTTGCTACAGCAGCCGCTGCTGGCGCAACTTCGTTTGTGTTAAACCAAGCTCCTGTAGCCGCTTTTGCTGCTAGCTCGACCATTGTGTTTGCACAGTACCCAGAGTTGCTGGTTAAGTTGAACTTCGGTCAACACCAGTATTACGCTGCCACCAGCATTGCTTAAGGAGTAAATACAAATGGCTATTTCACGCGCACAACTACTTAAAGAACTCCTCCCCGGCCTAAATGCTTTGTTTGGTTTGGAGTACGCCCGTTACGGCGAAGAGCATAAAGAAATCTACGAAATTGAGAAATCAGAGCGTAGTTTTGAAGAAGAGACCAAGTTATCTGGTTTCTCCGCTGCTCCTGTTAAGAACGAAGGTTCTGCCATTGCTTATGACAATGCGCAAGAAGCGTTCACAGCACGCTATAACCACGAAACCATTGCTTTGGGTTTCTCAATCACTGAAGAAGCGATTGAAGACAACTTGTACGACAGCTTGTCTGCTCGTTACACCAAAGGTTTGGCTCGTGCTATGTCGTACACCAAGCAAGTCAAAGGTGCTTCTGTTCTGAACAACGGTTTCTCTGCCCTCTATGTGGGTGGCGATGGCGTTCCTCTGTTCTCTACAGCACACCCATTGGTCTCTGGTGGCACCAACAGCAACACTCCCGCAACCCAAACCGATTTGAACGAGACTTCCCTTGAAGCCGCCGTTATTCAAATCGCCGCTTGGACTGATGAGCGTGGTCTGTTGATCGCCGCTAAACCACGTAAGCTGATTATTCCTCCAGCATTGCAATTCGTTGCTACCCGCCTCTTGGAAACAAGTTTGCGCGTTGGTACAAACAACAACGACATCAACGCTTTGAAGAACAACGGCTCTATCCCAGAAGGTTATGCAATTAACCACTTCTTGACCGACAACAGCGCTTGGTTCTTGACCACAGACGTTCCAAACGGCTTGAAGATGTTTGAGCGCACTCCATTGCAAAACAGCATGGATGGTGACTTCGATACTGGCAACGTGCGTTACAAGGCTCGTGAGCGTTACAGCTTCGGCTGGTCTGATCCATTGGGCATCTTCGGCTCATCTGGTTCTTACTAAAAGAAAGGGGGTCAAAAGCCCCCTTTTTTTCTTTTTTGGTGTATATTCCACCTATCTGGGTGATCCGTCTTTACCACCACTGCCCCAGCAGACGATGCAACGATCGGTAAAGGCACTTTTGCATAAGGACTTTTGTCATGGCACGTTCCACATTTGAAGGCCCAGTACTAGCTGGCGATAACCGTTTTGGCCCACTGCGTAACGTTGGTTACATGCAGCTTGTCCAAGACACTAGCATTGTTTTAACAAACACAACTAACGCAACTGCTGGTTACGGCGGTGTTTCTGGTCAGTTTGTTAACGGTAACGGTATTCCCAACGTAAACGCAACTGTTTACACCCCCTCTTCTAGCGTTTACCCACCTACAGCAGCCACAATTACTGCTGACACGGTGTCAACTACCACAGGTACTTTGTATCGCGGTATTGTTATGTATGTGCCTTATGGCTCTACCATCAATGACATCCTCATTGACACCAACGTAGCAATCACTTTAAGCGCCGGTACTGCTGGTACTGTTACTGGCAAGATCGGTAACAACTTTGATACCACCACATACGGCAGTATCACTACCATGAACGCCGCAACAGGCCGCAACACTGTGGCTCAAACTGGTGCTCAGTTGTTGTCTTGCAACTCAACTAGCGGAGATGTACTTTACTCTCCAGCACAAGGTTCTGGCCCTAACAGCAACGTCTTGTCTCAAGTTGTTTTGACGATCACTATCCCCTACACAGGCGGTACAAGCGGTGTGTTGTCTAGTATTACAGCAGGCACGTTCAGCATGGCAGTTCGTTATACACAGCTTGACGGCAACATCGGTACCTCTACAACTTACCCATACGGTAACTTTGACTAATCAGTCCTAGGGGCTTCGGCCCCTTGTTTTTAAACAAGGAGATTGATTATGCAACAAACCGATGTTTTAGCGACACACGTTGAAGCTACTGGCACTATGGTTACTGGACGTGTCCGGGTTAAAGGCTATCAGTTTTTAGGTGCAGGTACGGCAGGGGATATTATTCTTCGAGACGGCGGTTCTGGCGGCACTATTCGGTTGCAATTTAACATTTCTGCAACCCCGTTAAACCCCCTATCTTTTTTAATTCCCGGAGAGGGTATTTTGTTTTACACGGATGTCCACGTAACTTTGCCAACTGGCGCAAAAATTACGGTGTTCTATGGCTAGTCCCGCATGGCAACGCAAGGAAGGCAAATCCGAGAAGGGTGGCTTGAACGCCAAGGGGCGAGCCTCCGCGAAAAAGCAAGGGATGAACTTGAAACCGCCGCAACCCGAGGGCGGCTCAAGGCGCGACTCTTTCTGCGCCCGTATGAGTGGGATGAAAAAGAAATTGACATCCGCAAAAACAGCGAACGACCCGAACTCTAGGATCA